GGACACGGCATTGATCTTGCGCGACAAGTGGGACAGGTTCGAGCATCCGGTGTGCTTGAGCCTGGACGCTAGTCGGTTTGATATGCATGTCTCACGCGCCATGTTGGAATTTACCCATCGGATCTATAGGCGGTTTATCCGGTCCGACTTGTTTGACCTGCTATGCTCATGGACCCTGACCAATCGCGGAAAGGCGTGGTGCCCCGAAGGGGGTTTCCGGTACTCTGTGGATGGTCGAAGAATGAGTGGCGATATGGACACTTCGTTGGGGAACTGCTTGATAATGTGTGCAATGACGTATGAGCTGTTTCCTGGCCGAGAATACGAGATTTTCAATAATGGAGATGACTGTTTGGTTATTGGTGAGAAGGGGTCATTTCCCGCTGCGGACGTGATAAGGGCACACTACTTGGAGTGTGGCTTTCATGTCGAGCTGGAGGATTTGGTCGATGTGTTTGAGCGCATTGATTTCTGCCAGACCCGCCCTGTGTGGGCGCAGGGGTGGGTCATGTGTAGAGATCTGACCGCTATGGCCAAAGACGTTACCTATATTGGGGGTAAGTCTGAGGTCGGAGAGTGGTTTCGCGCCATCGGCCAATGTGGACTCGCCTTGACTGATGGAGTGCCAGTGTTTAGTAAGTTCTATTCATGCTTGGCAGGGCCGGTTAAATCTCGTATTGCGGACAGTATGATGTATGCGTCTGGTATGACGCATCTGGCGAAGGGGATGAAGTATCGCGGCCTGGAAGTCACTGACGCTGCTAGATTGAGTTTTATGAACGCCTTTGGGATTGATGCGGATTGTCAGCGTGCGTGGGAGGATAGTATGCGCCCCATTGGTGATCTGACAATAATTGATAAGCGTGATTTCTTTGAAGGCTGTTTGGTTGATGGAATCTGTGAGCAAGCGTACAGGTGGAAAGACTTCTGGGGATCGTCCCAGCAATGGACGGAGGCGGCGGCGTCGGAACGCCCGTCGCCGGCGGAGAGAGCGTGAGCGTGCGGATGACGGTGGGCTGTGGGATGGAAATGAGCGGGGCTTTGTATTGCCCGCCCCAGTGGCAGTGGGTCGTGGGGTTGGCCATCGTGGTCCTGCTATGCGCACTTTGGACAGCGGTGCCTGTCTTATCTCAAATACTGAGTCATTTGGGATTTTGACGTCTTCTGATACATCGGGCGACACATTTTATAATGTGGAGTTGCTCTACCCAACCAATAGTATATTTACTTGGTTGGGTGGGGTCGCGGTGTGTTGGCAGCGGTACCGGTGGCGTAAGTTGTGCATTTGGTACGAGAGTGTGTGTGCTACTGCTATGCCTGGTGAGGTGGCTTACGGGCTGTTGTATGATGCGTTGGACGCTAGTGAAACCTCCTGGACCGTAGATACGATTTTGGTCATATCCGGGTCGCGGAGGGGCAACTTGTGGGCATTGCCCGGTGCAACGCATTACGACAGCCGTCGTGCCACCTTACCGTGGTACCCTGTGTCAACAGGGACTGATACCACATTGGGTAATATTAATACACCCGTCTCGTTGGTGGTGGCAGGATACAGCTCGATGGAGTCCGCGACTTTAGGGCGCATGATGTGCAGTTATGAGGTAGAGATGTTGGATACCATCTCCTCTACCGACAATGTGGTTAGCGCCCGTTCCGCTGTTGGAAGGAGGAAGGATACTGTGGATGGTGTGACGCGGTCACTGGAGATAGTAAGCATGGACGGATCAGTACCACCCGGTTCACACGCCGCTGAGGCGGAAGTACCCGATGAGGGGAAATCAAGTGTGTATGGGCGCGGAAAGTCCGTCCTGGCGCGCTGGGGAAAGTGACCGAAG